TTTTTTGAATGTTCCACCTGTCTTCAGACATGGTTGCTGTATTTGGTTCAAAGTTTGCAAATACTATAAGATGGACCGGTAATAGCTCTATTACGCCTCCTTCGTATTTACCACTATACATTAGTCCATCTTTTATCTTTTCCATAGTTCCATAACAAACATAGTTTTCGTTTGTTCTTGGAACGTCTATGATAATTACCAAAGGTAATTTCTTTTTTGTCTCAATATATGTCTTAATTCCATTAAAGACATCTGATTGTTTCCCATTTACAATTATTGTATTGTATTGCCAGTGTATATATCTGGCCAAGAAGGATTTTCCTGAATTTCCTTCCTTTTCCCAGAACCAGTGTATTGTTCTCTTATTTGGTTCTGTACTGATCCAGTTCAACACAATTGTTTGCCATGCTTTCCATTCTACATGTTTATATGTGGATGCGTTATGAATTTCTATCTGGTCTTGAACAGATAGTTCAATTGTTATATTTGTTTTTGGATCTATGTCTTCTTTAGAACAGTATTTTACATTTTGTTCTATTGAGCCCTTGGCTTTTTCAAGGTGTGCTTCAGGCATTATTGCCTTGAGTGTATCAAATCTAATTGCATTTGTATGATATACAAAACCTTGAAGGTGATGAGTTTTTGATTCACCTATTTCTTTTCCAAAAATATACTTCCAATTTTTGGTATTAAAGGCGTGTGTAATTGTGTCAACAATTTCCTCTGTATAGTTATTGAGTGTAAAACACCATTTACGTCCTTTAATCGATGAAGTAGTAGTAGAAGTATTACCTACTACTTCATGTGTCACTTGTGTCACTTGTGTCATTGTATAATTTTAATTATATAATTACTTGAAAATTAAATAATTAATTCATTATTTAATTTAAATTCAAAATTTTATATTTTGAAATGTATATCTATAGATGTACAATCCTTACGGCAGTAGATCATCTTATCTTGGTGCACTTTATCGCACAGCTGGTAGAACAGTACAGTCTGTTGCAAATAAAGGTGCTTGGGTAGGGCTTGCGGGAGCTGCCCGGTATGCTTATCCTAAGAATAGGACCGTAAGGTCTGTTCCCAAGCCTAAGTCTAAGCCAAAGAAAAAAGCTAAAAAAGCTCCTTTGGCTCGTATTCAGAAGCAGGTAACTGCTCTTCAGCAACAAGCGAGTACCCAACAGGGTTCTTATACCCAGAAACTTATGGCGTATACTACAGCGCTTACTGCTCAGACAAATGAATGTGATTATGCATCATTTTCTTTTAACTCATTATCATCACTCTCTGGTGTGGTTGATGCAGTTAAGTATTTTAATCCTGCTGTTCCCGGAACTTTAGTGAGCGTGGATATGACAAGTCCTACTTTTCAGCAACAGATTCGATTTACAAAATCGTATGGACGTCTAGATGTTCGTAACAACTATTCTGTCCCATGTAAAGCAACATTGTATATTTTGAAGGTTAAGTCAGATACTAGTATCTCACCTGAGTCTGCAATTGCTGCTTCAGCCGCTGATGAAACCAATACTACTATTGTAGATAGGTTGCTTTTCCCTACTGATTGCCATGAGTTTAATGATTTATGGTCAATAGTTAAGTCTAAGACTTTTTATCTTCAACCTGGTCAAGAGGCTTCTATGAACCACAGTTTTCCAGTGTTTAATTTTGATCCTGCTCTGGCTGACGATCATTCGGATACCTTCCAGAAGCGTTTTCATTCCGGATATGGAATGGTTAGAGTAGAGGGTGTTTTAGCCCATGGTTCTACTTCAGGAATGACTCATTCCAAGGCTGGTGTTGATTGCAGTTTTGTGCAAATTCATACTGTTAAGTATCCTGCCGGTGTAAGTGTTCAGTATTTGGAGATCGTTGATGCTCCTACGACTATTGTCGGTACTTGTCAGTTGTCTCAACTTGATTCTGAACAAGCTACTTATGCTTTATAAATTTCTCGACAACATATTTCTATTTTTTTTCCCCAAAAAAGGAAGGGACTGTATATATATACGGGCCGAAATACATGTTTTTTTAGTCGAGAAAACGTTCCATGCATTTCACACTTGATAATGCATGGGTTGATTTAGATGCCTAAATAAATATGTATTTCAATGATATAGGTTTTAGGTATCTTGTTCGCCGGAACTTTGTTTCGGCGGTTATTCTATTTTTTGAATGTTCCACCTGTCTTCAGACATGGTTGCTGTATTTGGTTCAAAGTTTGCAAATACTATAAGATGGACCGGTAATAGCTCTATTACGCCTCCTTCGTATTTACCACTATACAT